GGCCGATACTGACTGACCAAACCGCTTTATTTCCATTCCCCTATAAGATACTGACTTTAGAAAGGGTGGTTTCCTTATGGGAGATATGGGGAAAAGTAGTCAAGTCAGTCAGTATCGGCGGGATATTTTGGCCGTTTGGTGCTATAAGCTAGTAGCGGGGAGATACTCCGTTGGTACGGGCCATCTTTGCATTGCAACCGCTTTTTATTGTTAAGCTTAACAGGCATCGAAACTCATTGTTAAGCTTAACAACACCCAACAGGAGGCCATTTATGTTGATGTCGATTTGGGGAGGGTTTGGTAATGCTGACAAAGCGTGACGCAATAGCGAACTTTCTCAAAGCGTGTACCCATGCGGACCTGGCCGCACTGTATACACACGACATGGAAGTGCAAGTTAATGTCGCCCAGGACAACGGCGAACGAATAGACGGCGAGTACAAGGGGAAGATGTGGCACGGGTGGACCGATGGTATTTCCACTTGGAAATCATTTCGTATCCCATTCGCGGCCATGTCTAATCCACACTACGAAGACTCCAAGATGGGCTTCGATCTAGCAAAACATGCCGACGGTGTTGGCATGACCGGTTGGGATTGGAAGGCTAAGGTTTCCCGGTGGGTGGCCTATGACTTCGATGCACTGATCGGCGATCAGCACAAAGGTACAGGGCTTAGCCCTGATGATCTTAACAAAGTACACGAGGCTGTGCGAACTGTCCCATGGGTTACCGTCCGGAAGTCCACATCCGGTAATGGACTACATCTCTATGTCCACCTTGACCCGGTTGTTGAAACCAGTAATCATAATGAGCACGCCGCTCTATCGCGGGCTATACTCGGCGTACTTTCAGCAGTCACCGGTTTCAACTTTGAAAATAAAGTGGACATCTGTGGCGGAAACATGTGGGTCTGGCACCGAAAAATGCTCGGTACTGAGGGACTCACCATTATTAAGGAAGGAAGTCCTTTCTCTGACGTCCCGTCAAATTGGCGAGATCATGTTAATGTTATCACTGGGCGACAACGACGTCCCCTCCCGCAGGAAATCGTCGAGAACCCCGGTGAGGTTTCCGACATTGATCGACTCTTTGCTGAGCTTACCGGGCAGCACGTCAAGGAGACGCTCGATGATGACCATAAGAGGCTTATTGATTTCCTTCGGGAACACGACTGCATGTGGTGGTGGGACCAAGACGCCAACATGCTTGTTACCCATACTTTCCACCTCAAGGAAGCCCACGAAGCTCTCAAGTTAAAGGGCACCTACAAAACAGTTTCCACGGGTCGTGAGCGTGGGCACGATCACAACTGCTTCCTCTACCCCCTACGCAAGGGCGGGTGGGTTGTACGCAGATTCCAGCCCGGCGTGAATGAGCACGAAAGTTGGGATCAGGACGGCTCGGGCTGGACACGTTGTTACATCAATGTAGACCCAGACCTCCCCATAGCCGCACGTAGTCACGAAGGCATTGAGCATCCAAGTGGTGGCTACGTCTTTACACATGCGGCCGACGGGCAGAAGGCCGCCAAAGCCTTGGGTGCGAGTATGGAACTCCCAGACTTCATGCTTGGTAGGCGTACCAAACTCAAGCAGCACAAAGATGGTCGGCTGATTGCTGAAATCGAGAAGCAACCAGAGGACCCTGTCGATAAGATGAGAGGTTGGTTGCCGGAAGCTAAGACCTGGAAGCGAATCTTTGGTGTAAATTCCTCAGACATTCGCGACGAAGAGGTCGGCGACTTCGATGATCTTGTCCGTCATATCGTCAACGAGCGAAACGAAGATGCTGGCTGGACAATTAAAGCTGCGGGCAAGTGGACGCAAGAGCCACTAACTCACGTCAAGCTTGTTCTCAAGGGGATAGGTCTGAATGACCGCGATTGCAATAGCGTCCTCGGTGGTAACATTACCAAACGCTGGACGATTGTTAACAAGCCGTTTCAACCTGAGTATCCCGGCGACCGTCAATGGAATCGAGATTCTTGCCAACTTCGATACCACCCGAACAAGGGTGAGAACCGGGCATACCCTACTTGGATGAAAATGCTTCGCCATGTGGGTGCTGACCTAGATACCTACATCGAGGATAACGCCTGGTGTCGTGAGAATGGTATCCTTACCGGGGCCGACTACTTGAAGTGTTGGATCGCATCCGTCTTCCAAGCCCCGGAAGAACCGCTCCCTTACCTGTTCATGTACGGGCCAGAGGCGAGCGGTAAGTCCATGTTTCACGAAGCTCTCTGTTTGCTAGTGAGCACTAGCGGATACCAGATTGCAGGTCAAGCTCTACTTTCGCAACAAGGCTTTAACAATGAATTGAAGAACGCTGTTCTTTGTGTTGTTGAAGAAACGGACCTTGCGGCGAAATCCAAGACGGCCTATAATCGGATCAAGGATTGGGTAACCTCACCATTGATTTCGATTCACCCGAAGGGTGGTACTCCGTTCCTTTCGGTCAACACAACCCACTGGGTTCATTGTACAAACAACCGTGAGTATTGTCCGATCTTTCCGGGCGATACACGTATCACGGTTATCTATGTTGATACGATCCCCAAGGACGACTGGGAAGGAAAGACTTCCCTTATTCGGAAGTTCATCAAAGAGGCTCCCGATTTCCTTGGCGAGATCATGTCATTGGAAATCCCCACAAGTCCTGATAGGCTTAACATACCTACCATCCAGACAGGGGATAAGACTTCGGCACAGCAACAGAACATGAGTTCACTTGATTCGTTCATTGATGAGCAATGCTTCCATGTTCCTGGTGAGCTTATCAAGTTCTCTGACTTCCATGCCAGCTTTGTTAAATGGCTCGATCCGTCCGAGTCAATGTCGTGGACGAAGGTTGCAACCGGCAAGGCATTACCGCGACGGTTTTGCAAAGGCCGAAACAAGTCCGATGGGCAGTTCTACATCGGCAACATCGCATGGGAACACAGTGAAGGTAACCGTGCTGCTGAATGGTTCGTTAACACGGAGAACAGACTTGTACAGAAAGGTAATGGTCACGCATGATCTGGAACGATAGATTCAGTTGTTGGGAAGACAATGATGGTACCAAGTACATGCCAAACGGTACGATATGTAAGGGTAGCGAGCAGCTATGCGGGGCTCCCGTTGGGTTCTCGCCCCCGAAGATACCGGAAGGTTTGCCTGAGGCGTTTGATACCCTTACCAAAGAACCGGATAAGGCTCTCCGTTATAACGGCGGCAAGCCGTTCATGCACTATATCCTATTCTTTCCTCGCGTGACCGAACTACTCAGCCGTGTCTTCGAGGGCGGCGAGCACAAGTACGATTACTGCAACTGGCGAAAAGGTGGCAAGCCTAGCAAGGAATACATCGATGCCGCCATGCGTCACCTAATGAAGCTCATCGGGAAAGACGAGATGTTTGACGAGGATTATTGTACCCATCACATCGGTCATGTCCTTTGGAACTTCATGGTCATGTACGAACTGGGCGATGATCCTATCATCTCCAGCGAGGAAGACTTCCGTGCGGCGATGGTTAAGATGGACGAGATTAAAAGAAAGCGAGAAGCCGCATGATCCCAAGACCTGAACTCCAACGGTTCACTGACTGCATGGAAGGTGTCCTGCGGCGTAACGACCACAAAGGAGGGTGGCACCATGAGGAAGTCAAGTATCTCTTCGACCATCTCATGTCCGAGATAGAGGAATTGAGGGAAGCTATCGAGACAGGTTGCCCTGACCGGATACGTTACGAGTGTTGTGATGTTGGCAACCTTGCCATGATGATCTTTAACACCCACGAGGGATTGCGATGCCAAAGAATAGTATGATCCACCTGAACGGTAACCAGCTATGCGTTATCGACTGTGAAACGACGGGGACCAACGATCAGGTTCATGAGATAACGGAGGTTTGTCTCGTCCCGTTGGATTCCCGTCTGGAGGTTCGCAAGGACGTTCCGATCTTCAACATCTTCATGCGTATCGAGCGTGAGGACATGATCGACTGGGAAGCCCTCCGTGTCACGAAGACTGACTTCTTCCAGCACCAACAGACAGCCCTCGACAAGGATGTCGGCGGTGACCTCTTCGACCAATGGGTTGAGAAACTGAGGCTACCTCATGGTAAGCGTATCAGTCCGCTCGCCCACAACTGGCCATTCGATGCCGGGTTCATTCGCGAATGGCTCGGGCGAGGTACGTTCGATGACGTGTTCGATGGCCGAGCACGCGACACATTAGCCGTGTCATTGTTCCTCAATGATATGGCCGACCGGAAGGCCGAGCAGGTTCCCTTCGCCAAGAACAACATGCCCTGGCTTGCCAAGAAGCTTGAAATCCCACACGACGCCCACGGGGCTCTCTCGGATTGTCTCGTGACAGCCGCGGTATACAAACGATTCGTTACGAGGATGTATTGATGGACTGAAGTTTCGACGACCTGACCGTGAATTTTACAACACCCAATTAGGAGTACCGTATGTTGAACCGGAGATCGTTTGCGAAGACGGCGTTCAGTCTATTTACAGGGACGGCATTAGGCAATCGCCTTGTCGAGCCGGAACCGACGAAACTCTTCCCATTCGATTTCGGAGTGGTGATCAACGGCCGGAGGTGTCAGGTCCACCCAGACTCCTTCACTGTTGACTTCGTGAGGATGGTTGTTAACATTACCATTGCATATGACGTGAACGTGAAGGGAACACTAACTCACGCATATCTTAGTGGCCTTGACGAAGTCAAGCTCCACGAATATGAACTCACCCCAGGTGACGTATTACATTGTACGTTAATTTTCGACTTAGCGACAAAGAAGTTTTGTACCAATACGATAGGGCCACGCTATGGAAATCATTGATTGCACCAATCATGTCCAGCTTGATGAGAAGAAGTTCATTCGCAGAGCCGACGCCGTTCACATCTGTTATCACGGCGGCGGCGATATAAAGGGAGGGTTCTGTCTTATCTACTGCAAGGACGGTCAAGCCCTCACCATCAAGAGCAAGTATGTGCCTGAGGCACGACGCCTCGGAATCCCCGTAAAAGTATCGGCGGCGTGTAAAGCTTGTCGTTGACAAGAGTCCTCGCCAGCCGGTTGGGATTCCACCGGCTGGCGTTGTCGGGCTCCCATATCGCGGCCACATCCAATGCCGCCGCTAGGTACTCTGAACAGAACAGGCTGTTAAGATTCTCAGGACGCCTACACAGCCACTTCTCGACTGTCCCAAGGCCCAGGTCCCGTGATCGTAGTGCCCCTAGTGTATCATACTTGACACCTATCTGTCGGTGTAAGTATCTTCCGAGGACCGTTCTTTGGATCTTGTTAAGGTTGACATTCAAACGATAACGGTATACACGCCCGTTATAGTTTCTGATCCTGGACCCTGGGTCATGGGCTTGTACGCCCTTAACGTACTTACCACTGACGGCACAACGCTGCGTGGACAGTGTGGTCGATTCATAGATCATGTGCCCTGGGCCTATCATTCCTACGTGTGATAACCCATAGAACGGGACACCAAGAGTTCCTACGTTGATCCAGAATCCGAGACAAGACTTGTGAGAAAAGCCGATGAGGTCTCCGAACTGGAGGTTCATTTCTTACTCTTTCGTGTTAAGTAATCCCCATTTGTGCGTCAAGTGCAGCCCAGTCAATTTGGGGGTTCGCGTCTCTTACTATCTGGGAGATCACCAGAGGCTTCTGGTATGGGCATCGGACGGCACATATAAGTGGGCGACCAGAACTGGTAGAGTCCAACGTTTTCGAGTGGCCCACGTTTTGTTTCACCTTCTGGCCCTCTAATCAAGAATCCGAGACAAGACTTGTGAGAAAAGCCGACGAGGTCTCCGAACTGGAGGTTCATTTCTTACTCTTTCGTGTTAAGTAATCCCCATTTGTGCGTCAAGTGCAGCCCAGTCAATTTGGGGGTTCGCGTCTCTTACTATCTGGGAGATTTCCGCTAGCATTTCTACCATATCCGCAAATGTGTGTCCGTACCGTACAACTAATGACCCACCAGAGGCTTCTGGTATAGGCAGCGGACGGCACAGATAAGTGGGCGACCAGAACTGGTAGAGTCCAACGTTTTCGAGTGGCCCACGTTTTGTTTCACCTTCTGGCCCTCTAATCCAAGCCGTTGACGTAACAACTACGTTTTGTTCACTATCAACTTCAACTTCGACCTGTACCTCAAAGGAGAATAGTGGCGGTTGCCCACAAGCGTGAGGTGCCGCCCCTGGATGATCCCAAGCCAGACCCGACGGTGTAAATGTGTAGGTCCCCTCTTCTGTTATCTCAATTACGAGCGTACCATTTTGGACGACCCGTTGAAATCCCAACCCATGGTCTGGAGCTTCCAGCCCAGATGCCGACTCGTTCCATGTGATTTGTAACAAGATTTGGAGCGGCTTCCTATGGAGATACTGCCTGAGCGGGTGACCCTTCGTCATATAGAAAAAGTTTTTATCTTCCGGCTTACTGTAGTGATCCTTACATGAATCGTCTGCTAGCACTCCCGTCGCGTTTGGGTCTACGTGCGCAACACGAATACGAGCCTTATTGTAAATCGAATTGAGGATGGTCAATACTCGCTCACCCGCAAGACCCCGTAGTGGACGCTCCGCGAACTCGTAGTCTTGAACTGTTGGACCACCGTCAAGCTTATACGGCAGGTCATCGACTACGAGCTTATTGGCCCCGGACGCCTTGTAGATTTGGATGGGGCATTCATCCATTTTAAGGCACTCGCCCAGGCCCGGTAGGTCATCACCGGGCTTCAATTTTCTTGGTTCAGTTTGCTCGGGCATCGTTATATCCAGACAGGAACTTGCATGTATGCTCGCTCGAAGGTGCTGTCATTAACACCCCATGTAACAATGGTAACCATAACAGCAGTTTTAGCAGGGATAACAGCATCCGGTGCAATTTGAAGCTGGCGGGCTGTTACGTCTGTCGGCTCCCCATCGAGACCCTCCTTGTATATGGAACAATTCCAAAGGCCCTCACCCGATTTACTTGTAACGAACCCAGGATATGTTGTAGAGGAAACACCTGTCCGGGTGGCAGAGCTATCATCATACGGCATCTTATTGAAAGCATCGTACTCGATCTGCGTCTCTGCTCCCGGTGCTTCCGTTTCTGGGGCTACGTATGCACCTCGAGTCGGGTATTCGTTGTAGTCAACATCTTCATCGCTATCTGGCGTTTGGGACTTGAATCTCGGCTCGGGCTTGACGTCGTCGAGATCGGACGGGTGCGTATCTCCACGGTCTTGGTGGCGTTCGTCTTTCCAGTCCCGGAGGCCGACAGGGTTTCGGTCCCGCGTCTGACCTGATCCACCCCCACCCCCACCACTTCCACCGCCGCCACCGTATGAAGTAGTCGACCGTTGATCGTCTGCCCAATCGACTAGGGTTTCGTCGACAATCGTACTTCCACCCTGAACACGCACACCGGGCCCGCCACCGCCTGCGTACCCTGCTGCGATTTCTTCCGCCGTTGGGAAGTAGTTAAGTGGGTCAATCTGCGACGGCCACGCGAATGTATATGGTTCCATCTCACCGAAGCGGACAGGAACCCACGCCTTCACATCAAGTTCCAACGTCTTTGAATCATAGGTAACATCAGCAACAAGTGCCGGGACATCTGAGTCAGCAATAAAGTTCTGAGCCAGATCGAACTCGATCGTGTCAAAACTTTCTAGTGCCAACAGATGCGGGTACGTCTTGAAGGATACTTCCTTCCAGATATTAGCCTTACGGATCAACCAGAAGGTTGCCGACTTCATAACTAACTCGGGCATGTTATAGATGTAGAACTGGAACGTCCGCTCCAACATCCCAAACTTTTTCACGTTATGCCGTAAGACCAAGGTGTGCGGGTCTTCATGGGCATAGTCGTCAGTCCATTCGGCCACAAGCTTTGTCACCAGTTCCTCTGCCGGTGTTGACCTTAACACTAATGACCCGACATCAATATCACTTTCTGTGACTGTGAGATCGGGAGTTAGTTCCTCGGCGAGGTACTTGATATAGAAGACACCACTCGAAATCCAGATGGAACATCGGGCTTGGAAGGCTATCTCTTCCAGGGCTTGCATGATGTTCTTACGTTCCATCAACGCGAAGTGCGACGGGTAGTTGTCAATCATCGCCTTGACGTAAGTGAACGAGGTTTCATCGTACGAGAGTTCCGTGTACTTCTCGATCATCCAGATCATAATGTCCACAGTGTTGGGCCCGATCGGACTCTCCAGCGTAGCAAAGATGTCATCCTCCCAAGCTTCGTCGTAGAAGCTGAGAGGCTGCGTAAGTGTAATCGCCGTGACAACGTACCCAACCAAATCAACCGTCTGGACTGTGTAATAGTCAGGTGGCACTGTTGTTAAGGTGAACAACCCGTCGACGTTCTTCCAAGCCTTAATGAAAAAGATATCCGATGGTAGTAGGTTAGCGATGTAGGTTGCCGACTTCTGAGTCTTAATCCGGATATGGCTGCCCGCTTGCTCATAGACAAAACCAAAGTATTCCTGCATCCCGGAATTGAACTCGGGAATGTCCCGCTGTTCAACAATAAAAGTGTCCCCATTGAATTTACCAGTGAAGGTAATCCTACCAATCATAAGCTCGATGCGAGTATCCTGTGGGAAGAACTCACCATCGATAACTTTGAACGTTGACTTTTCTTTGGCCTCTTGGTCTGCTTGTAAGTCAAGCAGGTCACTACGCTCTTGGTTAATTCCGTGTGTGTTACTGCCCGCAACCTGCATCGCGTAGGCTGCCCTTGTTACAGCTTCCCTCCGAGAATCAACCAAGTGATCCCAATAGGTGTATTCCTGGAGGGCTCGGTCGTGTTCCTCCCCGATGAGGTTGTAGTAGTCAATGAGATCCTTTAGTGTGTTTTGCAGATCGAGCAGGTCTTGCTGTGCAACCGCTACGGCAGCCGAATCATCCGCACATTGGATGATCCATTGCTCTTTATCCGTAATCAAATCCCGCTGCTCTTGCACTGCCTCAAGTGCTGTTACTACATCACTGATGAGTTCATTCACACTTTCTAGAGCGATACTCCGCTCTTGTAGGGCCTCCTCATGTGAAGCCATGGCCGCTGCGTAAGCTGCCCATGCACTTAACCCGGAGCTATAATTCCTCGACGCAGCACCGGTAAGCTCCTCAAGCCTATCCTGGATGGATGGATCTTTAGCGTTAACGCCCTCGGCCGTCGTCGCAACGGGCACTTCCTGGAGTGCTGTGCAAGGTACATTCTGAACCATACCAAAAGCGAGGGGCCAAGCTTTACCGCACAAGTGTTCAGGGATGTAGGCGAAGTCCCCTTCTTCTGGGCTGAACCCGATCTCATGGTCGGCCAGCTTGGTAATCACCTCAAACCCGAGCGAGCGACTACCTTCATTCCATATGACCGGACTGGTGATCTCACCCTCGAACAGCATGAACCGTTCGTTGAGTGGAATACCAGAGAACCATTGATAGACCCGGCACGGTCGACCATGCGGATCGTTATAGTTGATAAGGTCTTTCAGAGCACCATCGCTGTCGGACACCTCCAAGCGGATGCCCTGGCTAGTCCCCTCACTGTCCATTTTGAGGACGCTTTCCATACTCCCGATCGCCAGGATGATTCCCTTAATGTTGTGTTCAGGTATTTCTTTGTCGGCGTACTGGTGCCATTGCCCATCGATAGCCCACTGGACTTCGACGATACATATTGACTCATTGCCATGGGTGGTGGCAAGCTTAGCCGCCATTGCTGTACTAAGGGTTTTCAAACTAGCTCTCCTTCAAAGGCCAAGCCCAGGCCGTGCTTATCGGGCCCAGCGTCCGCAATCTCTGATGAAGGAGTCAAGATGATTCCTCTCCATTGCCGACTCTCAAAGTCCAACATGCCTATTTCTTCGCCTAACGATACATTAAGGAATTCAAGAATCTCTCTCCGTTGCTCGTCCGTCAGATAATGGAAACTGAAAGTGAACTCACGGACGCTGGGCCAGTTACTATCACGGTAGATGTCTAATGTCCCGCCGCGAGATTTTCTATTGACCCGCCGCACGTTGTACGCTTCCTGGTTATCAAATTCAGGGGCAGGGACTTCGACTGTTAGTGTTGGTGCGGCATATGGCCATGTCAGTATTGTTGTGTCTCGGCGGGTGAGAGTAGGTGCCCCAGTCCAACTCGACTTGTCCGCAACGAACGCACTTGCTGTCTGAGTGAAAGTCAGGGAGTGATTCAATGTTGCTACTTTAACTATAAAGCAGTCAACGAGGTGCCCGAACGATAGGGTGCTGTATGCAGGTGAAGCCTTCTCACAGGTAGCGACCTGTGAGAAGTAGAGTATCTGCAATGGTTCCTCAAGGAATTTCCGGGTATCAACTTCCTGCGACAAGTGGAGATGGTTACTCGCCGTAAGCACTTGAGCAGTCTTGGCTGCATAGTCGGCAAATGACAGATATGACGTAACACTACGACTTATAACCTTCTGCCCGGGATTAGCCGAGTCACCGAATACCAGGTAGTTGGTAGCATTAACAAAGATTGGCTGCCGAACATCCACGTCTTGGGTGAACGTCAGCACACTCTCAACAGATTCCGCCTTAATTGAGTTGTACGCCGACTGTGTGAAGCCAAGTGTACTTTCAACGCTCAGGTAGACTGGGCGAATGACGGACACTGACTGCTGGAAGGTCAGTGTGTCGGTGGCTGACGCCCTGAGCGGCGGATTAGTTGTCTCAACTTCCTGTGAGAAGGTTAGCGTAGACTCAGCCGACACGAAGATATGGGAAACCCCGGATGCTGGCTGGCTGAACGCCAGCGTATTCTCTGCATATACCATCCTGTAGTGCGAATATGTGGCCGACTGGTCCCACACTAACGCACTGGAAACTGATTCGTCTGTTCGGGGCATCTATTTACCTATGATGTACTCACCTTTGACTGTGTCATACGCCCAGACTTTGCACTTGAGTCTAGTTGCCACAATCAAGCAGCGATAGAGGTACTTCCGGTCAGCCTTAGCATCCTTTGTTAAGATTAACACGCCCGGCTCCTTGCCGGTTATAATGCCATAGTATTGCGACTGCCCAATAGCTTCGGGCCATTTCTTCGCCCAGTCTACTTCGATGGCATACGTTTCTGTGAGGATGTCGACACGCGAATCATCAAACAACCTCACTTCCGTCGGCCCACCTAGCCCTTCGGCTAGATAGGCCGACCACTCCACCTCGTTATGAGGTTGTGCTTGGAGTGCAAGAAGTAAGATCAAAGACCACATTAGCAACTCACCGTGTACGTGATCTTGAGTTGGTCACCACTGGTAACCGGGACATCGGAACCGAACAGGGCCGTTGCCCAAAGCGTCCCGGATGTACCGCTTTTGGTGTTGTTCGAGACGACGAACACACCCTTGACGGTGCCGCTACCGTTGATGTTGAACGTCGCCGGCGAGGCATTGGTGACCGACTGGCTAGACGCCGAGCCTGGACCCCATGCAACACGGTTAGCTTCCGAGTATGACGTGAACTCATTCCAGCCCGCATGACTGGACATGGTATCCGCCGCTGCCAGAGCAGAGTAGCCACTCAAGTCGACAAGACCAATGTACCAACTCGCTTGGGCGATGGCGACACCATCATTGAATTGAACGTCGAGGGCAAGGTCCTTGCCTACGTTTGTAATACCATTAGGGAAATCATATTCCCCAATCTTCTCGCCCGCAGCGTTGAGGTGTTCGACAACGAACCGGCCACGGAGTCCTAGGTTACTCTTCGGAGCGAAGAGTTCTTTCAGAAAGTTGAGCATAAAGCCCTCCTTACAACAGGGTTATGAATCGTCCGTGGACGACTCGAAATCGGTTTCTTCTTCCTTACGGTCCGCAGCACGGACCACTTCGACATCGACTCGTTGGGTCATTTCCAGTCGACTGTCTTCCATCTTAATCCCCTAACTAAGGCGACTTGTTCCGCGTCTAAGCTCGCGGCGTAGCTTATGAGCGATTGATCTTGCGGTTCGCTCCGATGTGTCACCACCTTGTACGGTTACATTAACGTCACCGATGTTGTTGGTAACATTACCACCCGCCGCGTGTCGGGCACCATTGTTCATTGCCACTAGGTCAGGGAGGAAGTTCCTTGTGGCTCTTGGGTTAGTTACATACTCACCCCTACGCAACATGGCAGGAATGACGTCGCTTGCTAGTCCACCAGTTGCGAATCGACCACCGAAAGCTCTTCCGGCTTTCATGGCGGCGGTCCCATCTTGCAAGGCTTGCGTATCATTGTTAAGTTTTTGCGTCTCTGCATTTAGTGCCCGTGCAGATTCAAGCACGTTAGAAGATGAGTGCATTACATTTTCATATATGGTTGCAACGCTTCCTGTCGTTTGGCCGACAGCCTGAATTGAACTACGGATCCCACTGGCAGTATTTTGCCAGTCGTCTCCAATACCTTTCCAGCTCTCCCGCAACAAAATAGCACTACGCTCTGCCTCTTGAATGGCGTTACGGTGCCTGTCCACATTCTCCTGCATGGAGTCGAGCCCTTTACCATTTGCTTGCATTTCAGACAATCGTGTCTGGTACCATGCAAAGAATGACTCGAACTTCCTCTTTTGCTGTTCATCGATTTGCCCGGAGAATCGGGTATACATCTCCCTTAATACTGCTTCCTCTTTAGTTAGCGTGTCCACCGGAAGAGCCACAAATTCTTCGACGGGGAGTTCTGCAAGCTGCCCAACCTTTTCCTTGAATTCCAAGAGCCCGGTCATTGCAGTCTTACTCTGCTGCAACATCTCTTCTGACATAGGTAAAAAGAACTTCTTCCAGGCAGGCCGCGTGTCCGAACTTTTAAGCTCAGCCGTTATCATTTCGTTGAAGTTAAAATTAGACCACCAACCAGATAACGTAGCCTGCATCCGCTGGATGTTAGCTTGAAGCTCACCTGCCTGTTGGGTTACGTTTGTGGCAAGTGACTTGTGGATTGCTTCTTCCTCCTTGAGCTTTCCAATATACCGACTCAAAGTAGCAGCTTTCTCTTTCTGCTGATCGATGAGTGTTTGATTCGCTGCCATTGCCGCTTGGGCACCTGGGGTTGTCTGATCCCCATGCCGACCCATACTACTGGCCAGTCGAGCCTCGAATGCTGCTGCCATCTCATTGCGGAGTTTCGTCGCCGGTCTGTATCTATAGTTCCCGTCAATGAGTCCCTCGATTGTACTAACAGTTGACTCAAAGCGGGAGATCATCTTCGCGGCAGCTTCATCTTCGCCTGCCTCAATATGTGCCCTAATTGTCTTATACTGCTCGTACATCTTGGAGTCGAGCATTCTCTTTTTGTTTGACTTCGAGGCATTCTTAGATCTCAGATCAAAGATTGCATCCTCGATGGCCAACTGTTCATCCATCACTCCCTTGAGCTTACCTTGGGCCGCTTGAAGGTCGGCGACCACACCCAATAAGCTTCGCTTTTGGTTCTCAACAGACTGGATAAGGGCCCGATAATCATTTGCAATCTGCTCCCGGTTAATGCGGGCTATTTCTGCTGCTGCCTGTCTGGTAGAATTAACACGAGTCTCGTCCATCGCGAGGTGGTCGGATGTCATCTTGTCTGCTGCCTCGAAGTAGGCAGTTGCCATGAGGTAGGAGCCCGTCGCCACAGCAGCAAAGATTAGGGGGACGGCACCAAATCTTGCGACAAAGGCCATCCACTTAACTTTCATCCCCTCAGCAATATACTGAAAGAGCAATCCGACTTTTGCGAAGGCATATAGTTCAGCGACAACTGCATCGATACGAGCAACAATATAACCCGCGAATAATGCAGTCATTGCTATTGTTGCAAGCTTCATTAATCCGATCATATCTCTCAGCCGCTCAGATACACCACCTATGGTAGCGTTAAGATCCGACAGACCTTCAATAAGTGGTTGCCCAATGTCGTGAGTGAAAACATTCTTAATCTTGTTGAACTCGACTTGGAGTTTGTACCCAGCCGTATTTGTAATTTCCTCTAGGGCTTGGTTAGCATCCTTTGCCCCGTCAGTAAGCTCGGCAAGGGTCTTATTGAATAGCTCCAAATTACCAGTCAGACCTGCGGCACCTGTGATTGCTCGGATTCGACCGAACATTGCACCAAGTTCCTGTAGCTCACCACCACCACTACTGGCCGCCTCTTCCAGCTTAGCCAAGACTCCCGCCAAACCGAATGCAGCGATTGCAGCTTCACCCGACTCAACACCCCATGAGCTAAGAACGTTCTTCATGTAGTCCGTAGGACGGATAAGCTTGAGCATCACATTACGCAATAGCGTCAATGTTTCAGAAGGCTGTACACCCTGCCGTGAGAGAGTTGCAATAGCCGCAGATGTTTCCTCGAATCGCACACCAAGTTGGGCACCGACCATATTGACACGACCCATCGTGTTGGCCATGTCTTTCAAACGAATTCGCCCAAGTTCAACAGTTTTGAAGAAGATGTCTGAAATGTACCTTGCATTATCAGCCGACATGTGGTACGAGTTCAATACGCCCGTGAGAAGCTGGACAGCCTCAGTTGTTGTACCGACTGTGATCGTCGACAATCGCATAGCTTCGTTCATGAAGCTCAGTGCCTCAGCACCTTCTGCGATCTGGTTTGAGAGTGCTTGGTATACACCCTCGGCAACATCCGCACTCGACTCCTTCCACGATTCCGATAGCTCTCGCACACTCTGAGACCATCGATTGAATTGAAGGGGTGCATCGTGCGAGATCGACATGATTTCGCCGATCTGCTGCTCGTACTGAATAGCCCGCGAGATAGAGTCCCGGAACCCCTGCGTGAGCATCGTGAGGCCACGGTATACCGTAAATGCAGCAACAATTCGAGATACATTTTTCCACGAGACCGTAATTCTGTTTGCTGCCGCCGCCCCGGCCGCCCCAGCAGCCACGAACTTTGCGTTCAGCCTGGACGTACCAGAAGCCGTGGTTGTGAGCGTAGACTGTAGCCGCTTATGGGCGGAAACTTGTTCTGAAATAGATGACGTAACTCTTTTGTTGACCGAGGACGCTTTACCTTGAGTCCTCATCAAGGCGAGTTGCTTCTTGTTCATTGCATCGAGAACGTCAGCCGCACGCTTAACCTGATTTAGGCCCTCGACATCAAAAATCATCTTCGAGCGTGAAGTTGTGTTTGACACTAGACAATTCTCACTTTCTTTACCTTGATAAGGGTACCAACATCACCCATTACTTTAGGGACTTCTCGATTTACATAGCTCTCAAAGGCTATTGCCCCAGCACGCAGGGCGTGCCATGGTGCGGGTTGACGCAGGTGCATCCAACTGGGTGCAGGTTGGATATTATTCCAAAGTGCATAAGGCAGACTACTTTCAAAAGTAAATATGAAACTCATTCGGAAAGTGTTTGCCTTTTGTGTAATCGAGAAATCAGAGTACTTCCCGCCTGTACCAAATCCTAGTTGGTAGTGTTGCCCATCAATTACGGTTCCGCGTGCCAGCTTGGCTCTCGCGTTCTTCGAGAGCGACCCAGGCTGCACACTAACTTTACCAAGTACCCTTGCGAGGGGCTTGAATGTTCCACGCACTGTCCCAGTGTAGGAGGGCGTTTTTGCTATCACAGCCCTGATCCAAGCTCGAATTGCTTCACGTTGTTTGGCTTCGAGTCTGGCTCGCAAGGCCTTGGTAAAGTTAACAATGGGGATTTCCATTACGGACATCTCCCCGCGGATTCGTGGTACAACCATTACGTTTTCACATCCCCTGCTTCTTCGATCTGTCGGATCTCTTCGTAGCCTGCGAACTCCGCAATTTGCCAACTTGACCAAGTACTTGCATCACTGGTCAAGCCGTATGGTAGTACCCCAAATCTCTCGAACCCTCGCCACATTAGGTACTTGAAGGATCGTCCACTTGGAGGGCGGATTCTTGTTCCGCGGCCGCCTCCGCGACTAAAAAATCCTCGCGGGCTGCCTCCAGCATGGAGTCATCCATGCAGTTAGCGACACCTACCGTGGTTATAAGGCGGGCAATTTCGATCTCAGTGAAACCGCTGTCTGTCATCTCTTTCCGGTAGTTCCCCCACGTCGTGGGATCTGCCATGTCGATAGTATCCCATTCGATGTCGGGCGAGGCATCAAGGGACTTGAGGACGGTATAATCCGTCTTACGTTCGGCCCATTCCCCAAGTGCCTTCACGAACTTCGGGTCCTTCACACTCCGTTCGCGAACGCCCCCTGGCTTGAGAACTTCCGGCGGCTCTGGTGACGGGCAGATTTTCTCAAACTCAGTGTAGTCGGCAACGGCTTCGCATTTGAAAGCCATGACCTCACCATTGGGGCGACGCAGAACCAGCAGTTCAGTATTACGGCCCTCAACCTTCTTTCCTTTGTAACGCATGATGTACGGATCTCCTTGGATGTGTTAGGGTTAACAATTAGAGAGGTAAGACAGTGGAGTCGAACCTCGTGATGGTTGCTTCCAGACGATTGCACCGGCCGGAACATGCAACTGTACCCTCCTTGGCATCCCCGTTGAGTTGTTCGTAGTAGAACTCCTCGAACAAGAACCCTTCGTCGTCGATCGCCGAGCATGCCGGAGCATTGACGATTTCAAGGTCGACACAGTAGGGTTGGCAAGAGTCATCAGCAGTCGTGAGCCAGGTGTCAGCCGGGGCGACTTGCTTCAACACCTCATGTACGGATGGCGTGGACGCACCATTCGCGGACGTGATGAATTCCCAGGTGAAGTCGAACGAGACATCCATGGGTTCATCGTCGGAATTGCGGACAGTGTCCAGCACGCCGCGGTTAAGTTTGAACTCGCGAGTCTTTTTCTCGGTGTAGGAAAGATTACCTTCACCAATCGTAACCTCGATTGAGTTGTGCCCCGTCAGTCGCGTGATGGCTTGGGCTTCAATGAGTCCTGAGCCATCGCCCTCCTGGGTGACCGTAACAAGGGCAGCTGCATCGGTATCGCCGTCAATTGCTGTCTTGAGCAAGGTAGCCGTAGTCGTGATAGCACCTGTCCCATAGGCGAGGGTAACAGTAATGTCGACCCCTACGACGGAGACAGCGATTGTTCCATCGGTCCCAGGATCAACAAGGGTAATTGAGGGAGTTGCACTCCCATGGTGTTTGCTCTTTGCGGTGAGCGTAATCTGCCCATTGACACCATTGGAATTGGTAGTCGTTAGGGCTGGAATGGTCCCATCCCAAAGTCGGATGGTGGCGTTCTTTAGGTCGATAATCGCCATAAAGGTAACTCCTTATTCTTTCAGTTCAAGGCGGTAATGTCCTTCGATTGTAAATTGCGTAATCCGGGCATCCTGGTGGATGATCCCGAAGTTACCTATATCGACGGTATTCTCATTTCGCTTGGTCCGAATTACCAGACAACCCAAGAGCGAATCATCGTCATTCGGGCCGCTTCCATATTTGTAGACGTTAATCGACTTAGTGAAGCCACGCGAGAAAATACCGACGGCTCTGGCACCCGCATATAAATCGGACGGGTCCATGTGGGATTGAATTAAGATATTGACTTGGATGTCCAGGTACATCAACTGCTTACAGACGCGAGTGATATCGGGACCATCTGTCCGAAGTTCGGCGAAGTCTCTCATCTCGTCTGTGTCCCGTTCATCCCCCTCGATATAGAGATGATAGGTGCCCTTATAGCCGTCAAAGTGTTTGGCAATAGAGGCGACAATCCACCGATACCAGTCAATGTTGATTTCCATTAGCCAGTCTCCGCTGATTGTTCAAGACTTAGAATTGAGACTGTATCCAAGAGTCGTACTATCTTCTGGCCCTTTGTCTCTCGGAGCACAAGGATGAAACCCATGTTTGACTCAAATTCGTAAAAGCTTTTAATGTCATACCGCCGGTTGTTAAAAATCACAAATTGGTCATTGTCCAATTCCCAATCCGTCGGCAAGTCGGCCGCATCAATGATAACGCGTCGATCGGAGGCATCGAAAAAGCCACCGGTCGTGAAGTCTTTATTCGCGGAGATATAGGCAAGGTCATACACAAACGAGCGGGATGTCCGTGCGGGCTGCACGATTGCTCTCGCAATATGGGCCTTCATATAGGTGATATCCTTTTCACCGGTCTCTAAGTTGGTCTGTCCCAGTGTTTGCTGGCACAAATCAATTGGCAGCCCATACGACCGTTTCATACGGTACAGTGTCGCTCGGATATACTGCAATCGAGTGCGGGACATACGTTAACCTTGTTAAGCTTGTCAAGAGAAACCAATCCACCCCACCCGAAGGTGAGGGTGGATTGGAACGAGAATTAGCCGAGCATGATGGCAGCGAGGTTGGTATCCAACGTCGCCACGCCACACAGCAGATCGACCGTAACCAGAATACCCTGGGCACGACCTTCGTAGCTGGCCGTGACACGGACAGCCACGTCATTGAACGACGCGATGGCCGACATGGCACCCATGCCGCCGGGAACCGTCACGAGCGGACGGATGACCAAGGCGAGACAGTTTCGCTGGAAGGCGAAGTTGACTTCACCGGACGGACCGAGGTCAACGAAGTCGTTGTTCTCGATGGCTTCGGCCAACGGGCGATCCAACGTGATGCCCGTGGTGTTGCCGGTGGTTTCCGTGGTCGAGATAACACAGTAGACACCACCCGTGTACGGGACGTGCGGTGTGTCGTCGGTCGAGAACGCGACAAGCGTACCCTGCTCGATGACTCCCGTGTAGCCGTCAATCGTGATTTCCTTCGCGTAGCCAGCGGCGTAGTCGTCGGAATCGTTGATGAGAGCATTCTCGTACTTGGTAACGACAGCATCATCCACGACGGCGTGCCGAAGACCCGGACTGATCGTAACGTCGAGGTCCTGCGTGGCCGTATTGTCTTCGGAAACAACACGCTGGATCGTCTCGTCGCCGGCGATCTTGATAAAGCAACCACAGAGATTCTCGAAGTCCGTGGCGGCAGCGGTATCCATGTGAATGACCGTCGTACCGGCAGCGTAGCCGTCGGCGTTATCGACCTTCGACGCGACCGAGTCAACGGTGACAGACGGTGACGGAGTGTTCTGGCACTGGTAGATATTGAACCCGAACTTACGTCCGATGCTCGCTTCTCGCAGGGCCGTACCGTCATCGCCCACCTTGTCGGCTTCGGTGAATGTGTCCAGATTCAACATCTGGGCTTCCGTCTCCGGGCCGATAATCAGGGTTCGACCGGCTTCGGGGGCCTTGTTGATATTCATACGCTTTCGCGTATCAATCATGTAGCCCTTGATCGTATCGGCGGTACCGAGGCCAAGGTGACCTTGCTGGTTTGCCATGAACTGGTAGCACTGACCAAGAGTGATCTTGTCCATCGCCTGAGCCAACGAAATGATCGCCGGAGTCAGGTAAATAGTCCGAAGCTCTTGGAAAGACTTAGTGAGGTCTTCGTCCTGGAGCGTGAACGACGTATGCAAGTGCTGGTTGAGTGGCACTTGAATGTCGGTCGCAGTTGCGTTTTGGACGCTGACATCGTCAGCCTTCGTTTTCCGGGCGGCGGTGAACGATGCCGGTTTTCGGGTGTGAACGGTGTCACCGAACTTCGCCAACTCGCTGGAAAAGTCGCGGTGGACCATACTGGATGCAACCATGTTTTCCAACAGGATTGCAACGGACTCGTTGGCCCACACTTCCGGGATGAATGCATCCAGGCTATTGGCGTACACGAGTCGAAACGGTTGAGTATTCGTAATCAAGTGATTATCCTTTCAAGAGGGTTGTGGGATCGACACCGGGGTTTTCTTTCCGCCACTTCATATAAGCAGCGGGATCTTTGATGGCGTCGAGCGTCTTTTGCTTTCCACCCTTACCACCGGCACCGTTGTCGGCACCAAAGCCACCCGCACCGGGGTTGATGAAGAGGTTACCAAATCGCTCCGGTAGCTCTTGCATTCGTTTCATGGCATCGACTGGCTTAAGCGAAAGAGTGGCTGGGTTGCCGTCATCGTCAACATCGACGAACTTAACTAGCGGCTCATACGACCCAGTAGGTTTCCCGCCTTCGTCCAACACTGGACTTAGGACGGTCTGAGGACCCAATAGCGAGACAATCTGTTCGGGCACCGTGGCCTTGGCTTCAATAGCCGCGTCCTGTAGTGACCGAGAGACTCGCTCATTGGTGTAGTGAGCTTGCCAGTGATCGCGTTCGCTGGTAAGCTTATCAAGCTCTTTCTTGTGAGCCTGACTGGCTTTCTTTGCATCCCGCTTGGCAATCTCCTCTTGCGTCATGGTCTGCTCTTGGAGCTTCTCAATCCGCTCTTCTAGTTCTGACCGCTCGGTAGCAGTCATCGTTGCCTGGTCTTTGAGGGCGTTAAGCTCCCCTACCAGTTTTTCGTTTTGTTGAGTGAGTTTCCGACGATTATTCGCCATCATCTCATTCAACTGGTCCTGAGTTATGGTAAGCTTACCATCATCAGGTTTCTGGCCTCCGGCGTTGCCGCCATCACCATCACTACCGCCACCATCTTCGTTTTCGTTTTCGTTGTCGTAGACAAGAACGAACGGTCGCGTAAGATAATCTCGTAGCATCTCAGTCTCCTTAGGGAACCCTGCTGATAGTGATCTCGCGTGGGTCCCGCAGGTATGGACCCAACAACGCCCAAGCTTCACCACTCGGAATACCGGCTCGAATATGCTCTTCAACAAAATAGGAATCGTATGTCGCACGAGCCCCCGAAAAGGCATCGGACGTCATGCCTAAGTTCTTTTGTTCAAGTTCCATATCCACACCGTCCAGGAACGCAATAGCACACTCAAAGCAAGCGTACTTGATGTCGGCAGGAACTACGGTATCCCCATACCGTGGGAACTGTAGCTCCTGGTCGTCGTCGGCTTTCGTACCGGCAATGTTAAGCCTATCAATGGCTCTGGTCGCCATATAGAGAGCCTTCAATCTATCACCAGGAACAGCGTTGTCCCACGGTGTAGTCTTGAGTCGTTCGC